CTATTACTATAAGAATAAATGAGATAGTTACAAGAACTGTTAATGTTAATACTGTTGCGGGATCAAGTCCTTTCAATACCGCACAGGTTGCTGGAAAAATGTATGGTGGCAGAATAGATGGCTACATGGGTGGCGGTAAAGTAAGAAAAGCATATATGACTGATGGTGGAGCAGTTGGTTCTGATACCGTGCCAGCAATGCTAACTCCAGGAGAGTTTGTTGTAAATAAGGCATCTTCCAAAGCATTTGCTCCATTTTTAACTGCTATCAATGAAAGCAAATACCCTTCAATTTTAGCAAATAAAATATCTAATGCTAGACCAATATATCAAATTCCAATTCAAACATCTTTAAATCAGCCATCATATAACATTTCTACACCAATGTTTAATACATCTCCAACTAATATAGCAAATGCTTCATATAGCGATAACTCTAGCGCAGTGTATAATTATAGTGTAGGTATTAGTGTTGGTGGAACCAATGCATCACCAGAAACAGTAGCGAAAGCAGTTATGAACGAAATTAAATATTTAGACTCTCAAAGAGTTAAGAAGCAGAGGGTATAATAATGGCCACATCCGCTTATTTAACTGGTAGAAGAAGATATCAAAGACCACAGGCAGCGCTTTGGGCTAACAATCCAGGAACTTTAACTGGTGGAGTTTATGTTCCTAATGGACAAGAAGTTGGTGCCAATACAGCAGAAACAGACGAAGATCTTTTAAATCAGTTTATTATTCTTTCTGATCATAATAGAAGTGAAATTTCTTTTACCCCGCAAAGAATAGAGCAGCGCCAACGTACCATCAATGGCCGTATGAGATCATATCATATTGCAGACAAAATGCAAATTAGTTTTTCTTGGAGTATGCTTCCTTCTAGAGCATATTATCAGGTAGCAGCATTTAATGAAAGCACGGGAATATCTCCATACAAAAATAATACTCAAGAATTTACTGCAGATGGTGGAGCAGGTGGGGTAGCAATATTAGATTGGTACAACAATCACACAGGACCATTTTGGATGTATCTATCATATGACAATTATGCAAACTTTAAAGAAGATGGAGAGATAGTAAATAACTCTTTTGGCCACCTCGCACAATATAATGAAATTATTCAGGTATATTTTGCAGACTTCAACTATTCTGTAGTCAAGCGTGGTGGCGACAACTTTGACATGTGGAATATATCGGTAACTCTGGAAGAGGTCTAAAGTGTTTGTAAGCGAAGCATTAAAGACTCACCTTGAAACATCAGCAACAATAAATCTTCAGTCTCTTGTTTTGGCTGAATGGAATATGAATATGCCAGATAATATTTTTAAGGTTGGTAACTATCGATATCGCCCAAGAGATGTAAATTCAATTTATAGAACCATTCCATCAACATTTGATCAATTAGATGCTGGAGAATATTATACTGGTGCAACAGATGCAGATGTTGTAATTGACGGTGGATTTGAAAACGACGGGACTCCACAACAGTTTACTTTAACTAAAGACAAGATGAGAATGCTTTATTCTTTAGAAGATTGTCTAAAACCATTTAGACCAAGGTCTGGAATCAATAAAGCATTATACATTTCTGGAAGACACATTGCCAATTCTGGAGCAGACATTTCTGAAAGACCAAGATATTACATGCCATCAAGATATGATCAGTTTAGATATTGGACTTCGTATAGAACAGAAGGCGGAGATGAATACGGAATTGCAAAAAATGTATCAAATGGATTATATTTTATAGATGATGCTGCCCCCTTTGTGGTGTATAAAGAACAGGTTCCAGCAAACAGGGTAGTTATTAAAATGCAAACAAATGTTGGAGATGTTGATCTTGGACCATTCTCAACAAACACAGGCAGCATAGATGATCCACTATTTGGAACGGCAAACCAAACAACCCCGTCAAGGTGGAAAGTTCAGTATTTATCTGGAACAGAGTGGATAGACCTATACGTATTTAATGAGTTTACTACTAGAGATGATGAAGAAAATTCACCAATCATAGGCTCTGACGGATATGTTGAGTTAGAATATGGACTAGTTATTCCAGATGCGTACAAAGATACTTTTGTTTTTGCTGAGATATTTTCTTCAGATACCCTGCTTCCAGAATCAAGTGTAACTGGATATGCATATCTTGTAATTGAAAATGAAGGAGATCTTGGAACATTTCACATTTGGACTGGTTCTGAATACGAAACATTTAGTCCAGAATATGGCTGGTCTTTAGGTTCAGAAACAATAACAAATCAAACTAACTTTGTTAATGACTTGACATCTCCAGACTCATTTACAGACGAATTTGACGGGGCAACCAAATATAGACAATTCCAATACCTAAAAGGATTACGCATAGTAGTAGATGTAATGAATAAGCAAGATAGCACCTTTGATCTCATAGAAATGTCTCCAAGGCTTTTGGTAGATATGTCTGACAAGGTAATTGATTATAGAGTTACCAAAATGCTATCTGATCTTGGAAACAGTTCAATTCCAGTAGGCCAACTTATGGCTTCTAATGGAGAGTTAAATATTTTTGATGACGACCAGGCTTTTAATGATAACAATACAGATAGCATTATTTCTTCATATGTAAGAAAAAATATTAAATTTAGATTCTATGAAAAAATAGTAAATGTTGATGGCTTTGATTATTATGTTCCTATAAAGACTTTATACTCTGATGGGTTTCCACAGGCAGATGTAACAGGGGCAACTCTATCTTTAAGCCTTAGAGACTTCTTTTTCTTTTTAGAGTCTATGCCAGCACCAAGATTGCTTATGACACAGACATCTGTTAGCATGGCTGTTTCAACTCTTCTTGATTATGTAGGATTCAGCAACTATACATTTAGAAGAGTAACTGGAGAATCCGATACTATAATTCCTTTCTTTTTTGTAGCCCCTGATCAAAACGTTGCAGAGGTTTTAACACAGTTGGCTGTTGCAACTCAAAGTGCTATGTTCTTTGACGAATTCAATAATTTTATAGTAATGAGCAAAAACTATCTTCTACCAACTGAAGATGATAGAGCAACTGATTTTATTTTATCTGGATCTAATAATCAAACAGACACAGGCGTAGTTAAAAATTCTACATCTGGAAATCTTCCAAACATTATTTCAATATCTTCTCAAGATAAAAAAATATACAATGATGGAAAAATTAATTATACAACTAGATACATTCAAAGATCTTATGGCAGCATAAGACAAGCAAGTTTAGTTGATGCAGAAAAAACGTGGATCTACAAACCAGTCCTGCTTTGGGAGGTTGCTGGAACTGAAAACTTAAAGACAATAAATGAGGTTGCTTCAAAACAAGGAACTTATGTGTTAAGTGCTTTGCCTATGAACTCTAATCTAACTACTTCTCCACCATCAGTATCTAATGGCGCTGTTATAAATAACGTAATAGATTTTGGAGAAAGTATTTATTGGCTTACAAGATATCAGGGATATTTTTATTCTAGCGGAGAAATAATTAGATACGATGCCGTTCAATTTAACATAACTGGCGTTGGAAATGTTTATATAAGTAGCAATCAAGAGTATCAAAGATACTTTGCATCCCTGCCATTTAATGGAAAGATATATCCAACAGGGCTTGTAAGAATCTACTCTCTTCCTTTTTATGAAACAATAGACGGCAATACAAGAATGAAGTCTGGGCCTGTCTATCAGCATGGTCGTGGACAATTTGGAACACCTATTGTTGATCATACCGCTGGTATTAATAACTACTGGACTGATAACGAATATGTTCGTGGTTGTGAGATGCAGACGCAATATCTATTTACAACTTTGCTTGATGAAGATATAAATGCTCCCTCAACAACAACTGGCGCTGCTGGAGTAAACAATGATCTTGCTCGTCAAACCACAAGAAATGGTGTCATTAAAAACTTTATGACAACAAATTATTTAACTGAAACACAGGTAAATAATCTTAAAACAACACAGACGGGAACAATACAATCTTCTGCTTTAGTTATGAATGGTCCTTCTTTTAAAACTACAGAAACTCCTTTAAACTTTGTTTCTTATGTATATAAAAATTTAGATAATGCATATAGACATTTTGGAACAAGGCTTAGAGTTATTGGGAAAATTGAAAACAGTGAGGTAAGAGGTCAGACCCCCATAGGTAGCACATCCTATTTTCAAGTTTCTGGTGCGGGCACAAATAAAAACATAAGTATCGGAGGAGGATCTGGAGGCTTAGCAGTTCTTCTTAATCCAGAAACCAATAATGGATACTACTTTGAAATAGTAGCCTTAACAGAAAATAATATTGAGCAGTATTTAAAAATAAACTCTAAAACTGGAGAGGGAGAAATCTCAATCAATAACGTTGTTTTTTATAAAGTTAAAAAAGATTCTTCAAACACAAACGCAATACCAGTTAAACTTTGGGGAGGCTTAACAAATATACTTGTAGACGATGGTAGATTTACTGGTCAATATAGGCTGATGGGTGAAGAAAATCCTACGGTTTATGACCTATCGGTTGAATATCAAGACATAGGAAATACAAGAAGATTTTATTTATATATAAACGGCAAACTGATAAAAATTGTAGACGATACAGATCCTTTGCCAATATATAACAATATGGCTTTATTTACACGTGGCTCATCAAGAGTTATGTTTGAAAATATTTATGCACTAACCAATAACTATGCTCAAAATTCTGTATTCACTGTTGGAGAGACTTTGTCTAACGCCTTTGGAGACAAACAAATAGATGCAAATGAGTCTTTTAGAAAATATGCAATGAGCGGTTTGCTTCAATCTACATACCTTTCTGGAATTAGTGCACAAGAGCCACCCAAATACAATATGTATTTTGAAGAATTTGGAACTATTATGCGTGAGTGTGCATACTTTGACATTAGATATGATCGTGCATACCCTGCATTATATGCAAAAATATCTCCAACTTTTAATAGAATAAAAGGATACTCGGTTTCTGGATTTCAGGCAGATTCTTACGGTGCCGAATTTTTGATATTTAATGCAACAGATACTGCTTTAAACCTAGATGAAACAACTGGAAACTATTTAAGAATTCAAGGGGTTACATTTACTCAAGACACTACCCACGAACTTACAGTGGACGAATATTTTAAGAAGAAAAGCAACTTGTCTGATCCAGAATTTGAGGCAGACACAGTGACTACATCTGCCTTAGTAGAAAAAGCAAAGTATGACGAAATTAAACTTAGTAGATTAATCTATGGCAAAAATGAATTTTCTATTGATAGTTTGTATATTCAGACACAAGATGATGCAGAAGATTTGCTTGGCTGGATCATAAATAAAACAAAAGATCCTAAAAAAGCAATTGGGCTAGCACTATTTTCAATACCCACTCTACAACTTGGAGATGTTGTAACAATAGATTATCAAGACGCTAATGACCTTGATTTGGTTACCGCTTCAGATACAAGGTTTGTTGTGTATAATATTGATTACTCTAGATCTGGTGCTGGGCCATCTATGACTGTTTATTTGAGCGAGGTGTAAAATGGTAAGAAAAAAATCACCAACCAAAATATTCAACGATGATGATTATTTAGATGCAAGCGGAAATTACACACAAGTTCCTGCTCCTAACCCTAAAGCAGTTACTCAGGCACCATCTACAAGTGATGATTTTGATAATGCAATTAGGTCTATTCAACAAATTGTTGCTGATTCGCAAAGTGCCAGAGAAGAAAGACAGGCTGCTGCAGAGCAAAGAAAAGAAGAACTTGCAAAAGCAAGATTAGAAAATTTTACACCACTTTATGAAAGAATAGATGCTGCAAGAGTAAATGTTGAATTAATACGAGCAAGGCTTTTAGAAAGCGAAGGTGAAGGAAATTCTTCATCAAAGACAGTAGCAAAGACTATTACATCTCAAGGATTTGAAGGAGAGTGTGCTTACAGAAAATATGTTATTAGATATTCTGATGGAAGCGTTGATAGTAGACCTGCTCCCGAAGACTGTGGCGATGGACTTGGCACAAGCACAATAGACAATCCTGTTTCAACTTCCACGCCTCCACCTGCTCCAACGCCACCAAAACCAATAGTGCTCCCACCACCTCCACCACCTCCACCAAAAACAGCACCAATAGATACAATTCTTTTTGACGAAGAGGCTGTTCCAATAGAAATCATGTCCGATATGATCTTTGAAGATATCGGAGGACATGAAATAATAAACATTGCTCGCAATGATACTATTAATGGACAGACTGTTACATACCAGCCAATAAAAAATCTATCATCAATTCAACAACAGTATAATCCAAATAATGTTCTTGCTTTACAAAATACATCAGATAAATACTTTCAAAATTTTTCTATTAAACTAGATACAAAATTACCAGAGGAGGGCTCTGGACCAGATGCAGCCTATATTTATATAGAAAATGCAACTGGAGATTTAATAATAGAACTTATTAATCTTGAGCCTGATGAGCAGATAGAGGTAGAAATTAGCCTTAGTGGTACAATATATGAAGCGGAGTTCAATGAATCATGATAACTAATACTGGTAAGAATATTATTGGCAAATACCTGCTTGGTCAGGCACCTGCCTATGCCTCTTATATAGCCGTAGGATGCGGTCCACAGCCCCTAGAAGCTGCTGACCCATATGGTGACTACTCCACAAAAGAAAACCTTGATTTTGAGATGTTTCGTGTGCCCATTTCTTCCAGGGGATTTGTAACAGAAAATAATGTAACTAAACTAGTACTCACAGCAGAACTACCAACAGAAGAAAGATATGAAATATCAGAGATTGGTATTTTTTCTGCTGGAACAAATCCGTCTGCTGGGGCATCTGATAGCAAGACAATATTTGCTTTCACGCAAGGTGAAAATTGGCAATATTATTCTGCTACATCTACAGTTGCAATAGACACTGAAACATCGCAGTTAGACTCTGCAGATGATAATGTTATTGATGTAGCCGATCCAGTATTTCAAACAAATGCAGACAATCCTACATTTTTTAAAACTGGTAGAACAGAAATATTTGAAAGATGTAGATTTTTTAATAATACGATATTAATGAAGGGTAATTCCTCAACCTTAAATGCATCCTCAACTTCTGGTTTTGCAATTGTGGCTGGATCAAACTACATAGGATTAACTGGAGTTGGAACTGCTGTTGATTTTACAAGAAACTCTCCAGTAGACGAATTAAGACTTGCTTTTTCTGTAGTTAACAGAGATGGAGATTCGGGTGTATCTCCAGACAGAGTTAAAATTTTAATTGAGTTTTCTGCGCCAGGAAGTCAGTTTGCAAGGTTTACAGTGGATGCAATAGATGGGGCAGCGGGTTTTAATTTTGATGAAAATAGATATTATGTGGTATCACAAGAACTTCAAGAACTAGCAAAGACTAATGGCTTTACTTGGGATGCTGTTAACATTATCAGAATTTATTCATCAGTTCTTGTTAGTGGTTCAGTTTCTTCAAATTATTATGTTGCTTTAGACGCCCTTAGACTAGAAAATACCTCAAGCAATAATCCTTTATATGGTATGACTGGTTATACCGTTGTAAAAAATACAGATGGAGAAACAATAATTAAACCACCTAACACTAGCAATTATGTTGAATTTAGATTTTCTATCGGAGTAACATAGTGGCTAACAAGGTATTAAGAATTCCAAAAAATGATTTGCCTCCAGTAGAATCAGACAATGTTTATTCTGTTAGATTTAGAGTGGTATCTGAAGATAAAAACAGAACTTCTCATTGGTCTCCTGTTTTTGTTATAGAGTCAACAACCCCTGTTGCCGTTAATGGAGAGGTCGTTGTTAGTGGACCAATTATTATTGCAGCCTGGGAAGATGAAGAAGATAGGCCACAATATGATGTGTTTGTCAAGTTTGATTCTGATCCGTATATATATCATGGAACTACCCCAATTCACACATATACATTTTTAAATGAGGCGTCTTCAACTGTTAGAGTAAAAATTCAAATAGTTGGATCTGCCAAAACAAGCAATGCAACCTTAACAATATGGGAATCAGCAATAACTTCCGTATAGTTAGAGGCTAACTGGTATAATTAAATGAAGGAGAAAAATGGCTAAAGTACCGCTTCCAGAACGAGGACAACCTCTTGATGTAACTTATATATATCAATTGGCTGAAACAATTAATGATATTGCTACACAGGTTTCATCTGCAACATATAACTATACTACTATTGATACTGTAAGCGCTGGAAAGCAAAGCGTAAAAACTTCAGAAGCAAGAGTAATTGGTGGTTTCGTAGAGGTTGCAAATAATTCCACAGTAAGCGCTGGTAACGAAAAAACATTTGCATATGACTTTCCATCAGATTTTAAGTATGCTCCGATTGCAACAGCAACAGCAGTAAACATAGGAAACACGCCTGCTGGTCAAAACGTAACTGTAATATTAAAATCTATAACGACTTCTAGGGTTGAGGGCGTTGTGAGGTTTGGCGCTTCTGGAGACCTTTCTTTAAATATAAATATTATTGTTGTCGGTATTCCAAACTAAGGGGTAGTTTTGATTCTTCGTTGCAAAAAATGCAATGGCAGATTATTTGTTGACAGACAGTACTCTAGCCAGATACACTTAGAGGTGTATTGTCTGTTGTGTGGCAGTAGAAAGTTTTATCATCCACCTTCAGATAGCAAGGAGGGTTTATGGCTTATGTCCCAAGAACAGTTGAGAGCAAAGGCTATAATAACAAGCCTGTAATTCCTGGAAACAAAACTATTTGGTTTCTTAATGGAGATCTTGTAAGGCTTTATCATAGTTCTAGGTCTACTGGCATGGTAACTGTTTATAACATTACAAAAGATAGATTAGAAACATGTCTAAGATCTGATTTTAGAAGAAACAGAGAAAAGGCATACACTGTATCAGAAACTGCTCAACTTGTCAATAGGCATCGTAAATATTTTCCAAGATTAGTAAAGAAGGGTGCAATACCTCCTCCTATGGGTGCACAGATTAATGGAACAAGAGGTTGGCAGATTAGAGCATACTATTCAGAGTCGCAAGTAAAAGAGATACGTGATATACTTGCTAGTTATCATTTAGGCAGACCTAGAAAAGATAAATTAATTACAAATGGAATTACGCCAACAAAGCAAGAGTTGACACGCAGAATTGGTAATGGTATACTGACATATACGAAAACAGAAGACGGTAGGTTTATACCTACATGGTCAGAAAAAATCTAGTCCTTGGGAGGGGCAGTGGAAAAAGAGAGCACAAAAGTATCAGTAACACTTGGCTACACACTTAATCTTGGTAATTTTCAATCGTTAAGAGTAGACATTGGTGTTGTAGACAGCGTTCGCAATGAAGAAGATATAGACCAAGCAACAAATCGTGTTTATGATTTTGTTGAAAGCAAGGTTATTGAAAAGGTCAATGAAGCAAAGGCAGAACTGGTAACAGAGTAATATGGCTGAACGCAAAGACCGCATGGCTTTGCTCAGTCGGTATAACAAACTGCATTTGCAAAGATACGAAACGAAGTCTAATCTCAATCTAAACGTTGAGCAATGGGCTGCCGATGCTCTAGTTGAATCATATGGTATTTCACAGTGTTATGATTTGTTATCTTATTACTTTGAAATATCAAAAAATCCTTCATGGAATTCTTTTGCATACAACACAAAAGAATTACTTGATGGTAAAATGGCTATAGAGAAAGATAAAAAAGAACGAGAAGAGCGTAGGAAAAAAGCGAGGGAGTGGTTAAATGATTGATACAGAATCCAGACTAATCTCCGCAGTGCTAAAAGACAAACAGATACACGTTCTTTTACAGGCTAACGTAGATAACATTATGCGTACACATAATGATGTGTGGCAATTTATACGTAGATATGCAGAAGTAAATGGTTCGGTTCCACCAACATCCCTGGTAGTAGAAAAGTTTAGAGACTTCCAGCCAGAAGATGGAGTAGGATCTACAAAGCATCATCTTGAAGAGTTGCAAGTAGAATATCTTAATGAAAGCGTAAAAGACATTCTTCGCTCTGCAGCATCGGAGGTTCAGAGCGGTAATGGAACAGCAGCCCTAAATAATCTTATAACAAAAACAGCAGAACTAAAAAAGAATACGTCGAATATCCGTGATATTGATGCAACAGATATTGATTCTGCTATTGCATATTTTGAAAATGTTCGTAGAGAACAAGAGTTAGGCAAGATAGGTATTTCTACTGGGCTGCCAGGATTTGACAACTATCTCCCATCAGGAATCATGCCAGGACAATTAGGTATCTTTCTTGCCTACCCAGGAATTGGTAAGTCTTGGTTGTCTTTGTATTTTGCAGTTCAGGCATGGAAGCAGGGTAAAACTCCACTTATCATAAGTCTTGAAATGTCAGAAGTAGAAGTTCGTAATCGTGTGTATACAATAATGGGAGAGGGATTGTGGTCACATAGAAAACTAAGTAATGGTAATGCAGAAACAGAAATGTTAAAAAAATGGCACAAAGATAAAGTTGATGGCAAGTGTCCTTTTCATATCATCTCAAGCGATAATGGTGGAGAGATTACCCCATCTGTAATTCGTGGAAAGATTGATCAATATAAACCAGATTTTGTTATAGTTGATTATCTACAACTTATGAGTCCAAACCAGAAGTCTGATAATGAGACGGTACGCATGAAGAACCTGTCTCGTGAACTCAAACTAATGTCTATTGGTGAAGAGGTGCCTATCATTGCTATTTCATCTGCTACACCTGATGATGTTACTAATTTAAATACCGTTCCAACTTTGGGTCAAACAGCATGGTCAAGGCAGATAGCATATGATGCTGACTGGGTTTTGGCATTGGGAAGAGCAGCAAACAGTGATGTTATTGAATGTGCATTTAGAAAAAACCGTAACGGCTTTATGGGAGACTTTTTAATTCAGGTTGATTTTGACAAAGGTTACTACAAGTATAAGGATTTTGAGAATAATGCATAGTGAAGTTTACACAGAAGATCAGGTAGAGAGAGTCTTAGAGGGCATTGGCATAGAAATATCCTCTCAGACTGAAAGCAACTTTATGATATTTTGTCCGTTTCATAATAACAACAGAACTCCAGCAGGAACTATCTCTAAAGAAAAAGGGCTGTTCTTTTGCTTTGGATGTCAGACCAGCAAGACTCTTATAGAGTTTGTGATGGCTGTATCGGGCAGAACATATTTTGAATCGGCTAGGTATATCAAACAAAAAGATAAAGAGTTAGATATAGAAAAGGTTGTAAATAAAAAACTTTATGTTGCTCCCGAGTTTGTGCAGTTTGACGAGGTATTAATTAAAAGACTAAACAATCAAGCACTAGAATCTCCAAGGGCAATGAATTACTTTCATGGTCGTAGAATAACAGATGAATCTGTTGCTAAGTTTTCTTTGGGGTATTCTGAAAAACAGGACTATGTAACAATACCAGTTCAATCACCAGACGGTATGACTATTGGTTTTGTTGGTAGATCTATTGAGGGTAAGGAATTTAAAAATACACCAGGACTTCAAAAGTCAAAGATTTTATTTAATCTTCACAGAGTTAGGTCGTCTAGATTTGTTTATGTTGTTGAGTCATCTTTTGACGCAATCAGATTGGACCAAGTAGGTTTCCCTGCGGTTGCTACCCTAGGGGCTAATGTTTCATCAGTTCAGATGAAACTATTAGAAAAGTACTTCAGTGATGTTGTGCTTGTAGCAGACAATGATGAGGCTGGTTCCATAATGGTAGATCGTATCTTAGGAAAGATAGGTTCTAAGGTTTCAGTTGTAAACATTGATCAAAAATATAAAGATATTGGCGAAATGAGCGATGAGGAAATTAAAAAACTAGAATATAAGTTTGACAACTCAATAGTCGCTATGCTAAAATAGAAGAAACAAGGAGAAATAATGACAATAGTAAAAGGTCTAAAAAATATCAATGCATTAGTTGATAAGCCAAAATATGAAGGTACAGGAAGTAAGGTTCGCTGGCTAAAATTAGCAGACGGACAATCAGTAAAAATTCGTTTCATTGAAGAGTTGGATGAAGACTCTGCAAATTACAGCGACAGCCGTGGTCTTGCTCTAGTTGTAAAAGAACACACAAATCCAAAAGACTACAAGCGCCGTGCTCTTGACACAATGGAAACAGAGGGTCGTGACTGGGCAGAAGAAATGCATCGCAAGGATCCAAAGGCTGGCTGGAGAGCACGTCTTCGTTTCTATTGCAACGTTCTAGTTGATGATGGACTAGAAGCGCCATATGTTGCTATTTGGGCAATGGGTGTAAGCAAGCAATCATCATTTAATACTATTCGTGAGTATGCTCTTGAAACAGGAAGCATCTCTAATATTGTTTGGAAGTTAAAGCGTAACGGGCAGGGTACTGAAACAAGTTACACATTAATTCCAGGTGGTCCAGATAAAGAACCATTTGATTGGTCTAAGGCAGAGCCATTCCCATTGGAAAAGGCTCTTAACAAAATTCCTTATGCTGAGCAAGAGGCATATTATTTAGGGTTTGATACTCCAGGCAGTTCGTCAACAAACGTTGACTGGTAGTAGATGAATTACGCACCCTTACATCTTCATACTCACTTTTCTTTATTTGACGGAATAGGTACTCCAGAAGAGTATATCAACCGTGCAGTAAGTTTGAGTATGCCAGCAGTTGCAATTACAGATCACGGAACTCTTTCTGGTCATCGTGAGTTTTATCGTATTGCAAAAGAAAAGGGTGTTAAGCCGATCCTTGGTCTAGAAGGATATATGTGTGCAGACATCTCTGATAGAAGAGATAAGTCTGAAAGAGAAGGTCAACAAGATCTTGTTTATAATCACATTATCCTTTTAGCCAAGAATCAAAAGGGCCTAGAAAATTTAAATAAGATAAGCGAATTGGCTTGGACAGATGGATTCTTTAAGAAGCCCAGGTTTGATTTTAATATTTTAGAAAAGCACAAAGAGGGAATTATTGTTTCTTCCGCCTGCCCAAGCAGCGTTTTGGTTAAGGCCCTAGAAGAAAATGAATTTGCAATAGCAAAAAAATACATTGCTTGGTTTAAGAATGCTTTCGGTGCAGACTATTACATTGAAGTCATGCCACACAATAAACCAGAAATAAATAAATACCTTATAGATTTAGCAGATGAGTTTGATATCAAAGTTATTGTTACTCCAGACTGCCACCACGTTGACGAGTCTCAAAGAGAAATACAAGAGTTTAAGTTATTAATGAACACACATGCCAAAGTTGCCAAAGATGTATCATATGAAAAAGCAAAGAAGGCATCTTCTATGATGGACAGGCTAGATGCCCTATATGGCAAAGATCGTGAAATGACATTTAAGAACTTTAATATTCACCTTCTTTCATATGAAGAGATAAAGGCTGATATGAAAAAGCAGGGTATTGATAGAGAAGACATATATTCAAATACCTTGTTACTTGCAGAAACAGTAGAAGATTATAATATTAAAGATGGTTTAGATCTTCTTCCAGCACAATACAAAAGCCCTGACCAAGAACTATCTAACTTGGCATTTGCAGGACTTGAAGAAAAGAAGCTGACATCTAATTGGCTTGGTAATGATATCTATGAGCAAAGACTAGATGAAGAACTTCATATTATTAGAGAAAAAAAGTTTGCTCCATACTTTCTCGTTGTTCAAAATATGATTGACTGGGCTAAGAAAGAAGAGATTCTTGTGGGTCCAGGGAGAGGTTCTTCTGCTGGTTCTTTGGTTTGTTACCTTTTGGGTATAACAGAAATTGATCCGATAGAGCATGACCTGCTGTTCTTCAGATTCATCAATCCTGAGCGCAATGACTTTCCTGATATTGACACAGATATTCAAGACTCTCGTCGTGAAGATGTAAAAGATTATCTAGTTAGACAATATCGCCATGTAGCATCTATTGCAACCTTCTTATCGTTTAAAGATAAGGGTGTTGTTCGTGATGTTGCGAGAGTATTGAATATACCGCTAACAGACGTAAATAAAGTTCTAAAGACCATTGATACATGGGATGAGTATTGTAGATCAAAAACAACTTTATGGTTTAGAGATAAGTATCCAGAAGTTGAGGTTTATGGAGAACAGTTGCGTGGAAGAATTAGAGGAACTGGAATTCATGCTGCTGGTGTTGTAACTAGCAAAGAGCCAATATTTAGACATGCACCTATGGAGACAAGATCTTCAACTGGTTCTAATGAAAGAATTCCTGTTGTTGGAATTGACATGGAAGAAGCAGAAAAGATTGGTTTAATTAAAATTGATGCTCTTGGGCTAAAGACTTTGAGCGTGATGAAGGACTGTATTGACATTATCAAGGAGCGAGAGGGAACAACAGTAGATCTTTTGCAGATTAAGATGGACGATGCAAAGGTGTATGAAATGCTCTCTGATGGATATACCAAGGGAGTTTTCCAGTGTGAAGCAGCACCTTACACAAATCTTCTTGTAAAGATGCGTGTAAAGAACTTTTCAGAACTTGCTGCTTCTAATGCTTTGGTTCGTCCAGGCGCCATGAATACTATTGGCAAAGACTATATTGCTCGTAAGCACGGAAGACAAAATATTGATTATCTTCATCAGATATTAAAGCCCTTGACTGAGGAAACATATGGATGCATTTTATATCAAGAACAAGTTATGCAGGCTTGCGTAGAACTTGGCGGTATGACAATGGCAGAAGCAGACAAGGTTCGTAAAATTATTGGTAAGAAAAAGGATGCGAGGGAATTTGATGAGTTTAAAGACAGGTTTATCAAAGGGGCTTCTAAGTATATTACTCCTAATGCTGCTTTGGATCTTTGGCAAGACTTTGAAGCACATGCGGGATACTCGTTTAACAAATCACATGCCGTTGCTTACAGTACTCTCTCGTATTGGACGGCGTGGCTCAAATACTACTACCCACTAGAATTTATGTTTGCTCTTCTTAAAAATGAGAAGGATAAGGATACGAGAACAGAGTATCTTATTGAGGCAAAGCGCATGGGGATCACAATCAAACTACCACACGTAAACGAATCAGATGTTGATTTTAAAATTGAAGGTAAAGGAATTAGATTTGGACTATCTGCAATCAAGTGGATATCTGGAACTATTGCTGAAAGATACATTGCAGCAAGGCCGTTTACGTCCTATGAACATGTAGAAAAGTTTACATTTACAAAAGGTAATGGAGTAAACAGTAGGGCTTTACAGGCAATGAATTGTATTGGAGCACTTACTTTTACGGACAATTCAGTAGATCAGGCAAAAGTAAAAGAAAATCTTTATGAGTATCTTAACCTGCCAGAGTTTAATGTTCAGATACCACAACATTACTATGCATATATAAATGATGTTGATGAGTATGAAGAAAAGGGTGCTTTTATATTGATGGGCATGGTAAAATCAATTAAGAGAGCAAAGGGTTGGTCAAGAATAGAATTGTTAGACAAAACGGGAAGTGTTGGGATATTTGATGAAGAAAATACCACTATTGAGGCTGGTCGTACTTATCTTGTTCTTGCAAATGATAATAGGGTTGTTTCTGCAATTCCTGTTGATGAAGTATCTACTTCTAAAGATCCACTAATTAAGTTTTTAAATTACAAGATGTTGCCATATAAAGAGGGCGAACACTATGTTGTATCTTTTAAGCCTAGAGTAACTAAGGCTGGTAAGAAAATGGCATCACTAACAGTTGCCGATGCTGGCAGAGAGTTACATGCAATTACTGTATTTCCTACCGCTTTTGCAAAAGCATACATGCATGTTCAAGCAGGAAATGTTTATAAGTTTGAGTTTAAAGAAACCAAAGAAGGAACTAGAATAATGGAGGATGTAGTAAATGTTTGATGAGTTAGCAGAAGAGATACACAAAAATGCGGTAACCAAAGGGTTTTGGGACAAGACTGTAGACCCTATCTTTGTGGCAAAGCAGATGATGATGATTGTTTCAGAAGTGTCTGAGGCGATGGAGGCTCTTCGTAAAGATATGGATCCTGACCAGATATCAGATGAGTTTGCAGATATTATTATTCGTACCCTTGATTTATACGCGGGTATAGCAGAAGCAGGGTATGTAAAGAAATCACTTGATTATGCAATTAAAGAAAAGATGGAAAGAAATACACATAGACCAAAGAAGCATGGGGTAAGATTTTAATGACATTAACAATAGATCAGGTACTATCACAACTAAATCCTAAACTAAGGAAAAGCATTCTTGTTGGAGATGAAATACCAAAAACAGAATACGCTGCAACCCCTAGTTATGGATTAAACAAAGCATTGAATGGTGGTTTGCCATATGGCAGACAGGTGCTAATTTGGGGTAGCAAGTCTAGCGCTAAGTCCTCTTTGTGTTTACAGATGATTGCTATGGCGCAAAAAGAGGGAAAGGTCTGTGCATGGATTGATGCAGAAATGTCATACGATAAGGTATGGTCAGAAAAATTAGGAGTAGACACCTCTAAGTTAATAGTTTCACAAGCAAGAACGATTAATGAAATGGTAGATGTTGGAGTAAATTTAATGGAGGCTGGAGTTGACATTATTGTTGTTGACTCGGTAACATCTTTGTTGCCAGCCATATACTTTGAAAAAGATTCTGATGAATTAAAACAATTAGAAAACACAAAGCAAATTGGTGCAGAATCAAGAGACTTTAGTAATGCTTGGAAAATGATTAACTATGCAAACAACAAGGTAAAGCCAACATTGTTTGTTTTAATTAGTCAGTCTCGTAATAATATTAATGCAATGTACACAAGCCAGCAGCCAACTGGAGGTCAGGCTACAAAATTCTATTCGTCTACAATTATTAAGTTGTTTTCGTCTGAATCAGACAATCAAGCCATAAAAGGAAAAATACATGTCGGAGATAAAATTATTGAAGAAAAGATTGGTCGCAAGATTAGGTGGGATTTACAATTTTCTAAGACTTCACCCTCTTTTCAAAATGGAGAGTATGATTTCTATTTTAGGGGTGACAATGTTGGCATTGACTTTATTGGTGATCTTGTTGACACTGCTGAATTGGCTGGACACATAAACAGAACTGGGGCCTGGTATCAACTAGATGATGGTACAAAGGTGCAGGGTCGTGATGGACTTATTGCTAGAGTAAAAGAAGATTTAGAACTACAAGAGATTTTGAAAAATAAACTAAACAATGTCTAGTAAATTTACGGTATATGAAGGGAAGTTTCCATGCAGAACTTGCAAGCAAGAGGTGCTAAGCATAAGAATATATCTAGAAACTGGAATTGGGACATGGATGTGCAAAGAGAAACACCTTTCAGAAGCCCAAGTTTATCAAGTAGGATACAAGAACAAGAAGGCTTATGAGCGAAAAGAACGAAAGTAAAAGAATAGGTGCTAAACAGCACAAAAATTCTGGTCGTAATAACCAGAAAGGCGATGCTACGTGGAGAAATTTTGTTATTGACTTTAAAGAGTCGGCAAAGTCTTTTACCATAAATCAAGACATATGGGCTAAAGCAGTAACCGATTCAATAAAGGCTGGCACAGATAAGTCTCCTGCAATAGTCATAGTTTTGGGCGAGGGAAATAAAAAAACCAGACTAGCCCTAATAGAGTTTGAATTACTAGATCAATTAACTTGGGAGGTTAAAAATGGAACCAACTAAACCTACTATACAACAGGTTGATGGTTTGTCAGAAATAGCAGATTTTATGCAAGATGAAGAACTTACTGCTGCTCTTGTATTTATAGCAAAGGTCATACTTAAACCAGATATACCTTTGAATGTGGCTACTGTTGAGATAGTTAGACTTCAGGCAATTGCAGCAAAAATGTCATTTAAGGCTACTTGGATGGCTAATGTTGACAAAAGTGATAGAGGTAAGAAAAATATTTACTATACCGCTGCAGAAGCGATCAACAACTTGGTATCTGCGCTAAAGTATACGATACGCTAACTGATATAATAGAATAAAGGATAATATGAGTAAAAACTTACTGCAGCAAATTATGATAAAGACAGAAGAAAAAAAGAAAAGGCCAGAGAGTTCTTTTAAACTTGATGGTCTTGTAGAAAAAATTAAGGCTGGTTATACAAATAAACTAGTTCCTAAAGAGCAGACCAAGTACTCTTTTGCTCCATCTACCATTGCTTATAGCCATGGAGAGTGTCCAAGATATTGGTATCTTGCTTTTTCTGGTGCAACATTTGAAGATAACTCTGATGCTTTTGGTGTGGCAAATAGAACTAACGGAAGTAAGAGCCACGATAGAATTCAACAAGCCTTAATGGATTCTGGAATTGCAAAGATATTTAAAAAGGTAGATAAAGAAACACAAAAAGAAAAAGACACAACCGAGTTTGAGATTAGAAATGAGAACCCTCCTATCTTTGGATATGGTGATGGAATCATACAATGGAACGATAAAGAAGTTGTAATAGAAATAAAGACAGTTCCAAACGAAGGGTTTGAATACAGGAAGAACAGTGGCAAAGGCAAAAAGGCTCACATCATTCAGATACTTATCTATATGAAGATTCTTGGTCATAAGCATGGAATTCTTATTTATGAAAATAAAAATAATCACGAACTACTTCCAATATTAATAGAGGTAGATGATTACTATCGTGACTATATTAATAATGCTTTTGATTGGATGAAAACTGTGAGGGCAAGTTGGATGAAAAATGAACTTCCAACTAAGAATTACAGGGCTAACTCAAAGATATGTAAAACCTGTCCAATTAAAAATACTTGTGATGCTGCTGGTGTGGGTGTGGTGAAGATTGCTTCACTGGAGGATCTGCGTGAAACCATGTGAGTTTTGTAACAAAAAGTTTGCTCCAAAGGTAACCTATCAGATATATTGCAGCGAAGAATGTAGAACTAACGCTACAAAAGAAAAAATTGCTGAAAGATATCAGATTTCTCGTAGACAAAAAAGAATAGGTAAAAAAAGAATTTGTCTAGGTGGTTGCGGAACAAAACTTTCAATTTACAACGACTCAGGATTTTGCTCTAATTGCAACATTCATCAAAAGGCAGTTGAGAAAATGATAAAACAACTAAAAGGATTTATTGATTATGAACAAGACAATTAGCCAACCGCCAGTTATATGTGCTATTGATGCCAGTACTAATAGTCTTGCATTTGCTTTTTATTCATACAAAACCCTAACACAGTATGGAAAAATAAATTTTGAAGGAGATAACATTTATCAAAAAGTTCTTGATGCTTGTGCAAAAGTAAAACCATTTTTTGAGCATTTTAATAAAACAAATGCAATAGTTATTGAGCATACTGTTTTTATGAATAGTCCAAAAACTGCAGCAGATCTTGCTCTTGTTCAAGGGGCAATCATTGGCGCTGCAGGTCTTGCAGGAATTTCTATAATTGGTAGAGTATCTCCAATAACTTGGCAAAGTTATTTGGGTAATAAGAAACTAACTAAAGAAGAACAGCTTAAAATAAGATCCTTAAATCCAGGCAAGTCTGATTCTTGGTATAAATCTTATGAGAGAGATTTTAGAAAACGCAGAACTATAAAGTTGTTAGAGGTAGCATACGATAAACAAATAGATGATTATGACGTAGCAGATGCTGCTGGAATAGGTCATTGGTCTATAAATAACTGGGAAAAGGCTGTGAAATTTGACAAGGACTAGTTATGAGTGGTAAACTGTATACAAGCCAAGTTTGGCTAAAGAAAAGATATCATATGGACAAAAAAAGCCCAGAAGATATTGCTAAAGAGTGCGGGGTAAGCGTAGAGACTATTTATGTATACCTTGCTAAATTTGGACTAAGGAAATCAAAACGATGAGTGAAGATAAGTTTAGAATAGTAGTAGATCAAGTAAATCATCCTGTCCACTATACATCAGATCCTAGTGGTGTAGAGGCTATACAAATAACAAGACACAGAAATTTTAACATAGGCAATGCCTTTAAATATCTTTGGAGAGCAGGGCTTAAAAATGAAGAAACTCATATTGAAGATCTAAAGAAGGCAATCTTCTACATTCAAGATGAGATTAACAGACTAGAAGGCAAATATGACCAGCACAGAGATTGAATTAGTAAAGCATCTTGATGAAATAAACAAGGTGGTTGAAGAATATTTAAAAGGAAACGATCCAACAAGAATATCAAAGACTCTTGACCTACCAAGAACAAGAGTTGTAGCCCATCTTAATGAATGGCGAGTCATGGCCTCTGCCAATGATGCTATTCGTGCTCGTGCAAAAGAGGCTTTAGTTGGAGCAGACGCACACTATACTAAACTAATTAATAAAGCATATGAAGTTATAGAAGATTCTACTACTACGGCAAATCTAAATGCCAAGACCGCTGCAATTAAACTAGTCATGGATATTGAGTCAAAAAGAATTGACATGTTGCAAAAGGCTGGGCTATTAGAAAATAAAGAACTTGCAGAAGAGATGGTTCAAATTGAGAAACGTCAAGAGGTTTTGATTGGAATTCTGCGTGATATTGCTTCCGAGCATCCAGAGATTAGAGATATTGTTATGTCAAGATTATCTGAGATTGCTAGAGAGGGAGAGGTAATAACAATTGTCCACGATGTTCAATGATTTTTTTGAGATTCTTAAAGAAAATCAATTTGAAGAAAATCCAGTAGACGTAAAAACATTTGTTGAGTCTCCTGATTTTTTAGGACAGCCACCGCTATCTCCAATTCAATATGACATTGTTGAGGCAATGAGCCAGATATACAAAAAACCAGAACTAGAAACACTTCTTGGTTCTACAGAAGGAGCAAAACAATATGACAAATACACCAAAAATGAAATCATCTTACAACTGGGCAAGGGTAGTGGTAAAGACCATGCTTCTACCGTGGCTTGTGCTTACGTTGTTTATAAGTTACTATGTCTTAAAGATCCTGCCAGATATTTCGGAAAGCCACCAGGAGATGCCATAGACATTATAAATGTTGCTATAAATGCACAACAGGCTAAAAACGTTTTCTTTAAAGGATTTAAAACAAAGATTGAAAAGTCTCCATGGTTTGCTGGTAAGTATGAATCAAAAGTAGACTCAATTGGCTTTAACAAATCTATTACAGTTTATTCTGGTCACTCAGAAAGAGAATCTCACGAAGGTCTAAACCTAATTATGGCAATTCTTGATGAGATTTCTGGCTTTGCTACAGAAACTGCAAGTGGAAATGATCAGGGTAAGACTGGTGACAATATATATAAAGCGTTTCGTGGCTCCGTAGATTCTCGTTTTCCAGATCTTGGTAAGGTTGTTCTTCTTTCATTCCCCCGTTTTCAAGGAGATTTTATTTCAAAGCGGTATGAAGAAGTAATAATGGAAAAAGAAACAGTAGAACGTAGACACACCTTTATTATTAATGAAGAACTGCCAGAGGGGCCAGATAATGAGTTTGAAATTACATGGGAAGAAGACCATATCTTGTCTTATAAGTATCCCAAGATGTTTGCACTCAAAAGGCCGACATGGGAAGTAAATCCAACAAGAAAAATTAATGATTTTAAGATTGCATTTTTAACAGACTTGGGAGATGCGATGATGAGGTTTGCTTGCATTCCGACATTTGCATCTGATTCATTTTTTAAACAGAAAGAAAAGTTAGAAAAATGTATGACTCTAAGAAACCCAGTAGATAATTTTAGAAGGTTTGATTTGTCTTTTAAACCAGATCCTGATAAAATTTACTATGTACATGCTGACTTGGCTCAGAAACACGATAAGTGTGCTGTTGCTATAGCGCATGTAGATAAATGGGTAAACGTACAGGTTATAAAAGATTACGATCAGGTAGCACCTATTGTAATCGTAGATGCCGTAGCATGGTGGGAGCCAAAGGTAGAAGGACCTGTAAATTTATCAGAAGTAAAACAGTGGATAATGAATCTTCGTAGGGAGGGTTTTAACATAGGCATGGTTACATTTGACCGATGGCAGTCCTTTGATATTCAACAGGAACTAAAAGCGGTTGGAATGAGAACTGATACTGTCTCTGTTGCCAAAAAACACTATGAGGATTTAGCCATGATGATCTATGAAGAAAGAATTGCAATGCCTATGATTCCTTTGCTTCTTGATGAGATGAGTGAACTTAAAATTATGAGAAATAATAGAGTTGACCACCCTCGCAAAAAATCTAAGGACTTAGCAGATGCCGTCTGTGGGGCGGTATTTGGGGCAATCTCGCATACAAGTAAGGATTCTAATCATGAGATTGAGATTCATACTTGGTCTTCTGCCAGCCGACTTGCACAAAAGCAGAGAGCTATGGTAGAATTGGAAACTAGGGAAGTCCCTGACGATGTCAGAGATTTCTTGACAGAATATAAATTAATTTAATGGATAATACAACAAGGAGAAAAATGAATTCATTTAAGAAAATTGCTCTAGCCGTGGTTGCAGCCATGACTTTGGGCACTCTCGTAGCAACACCTGCAAGTGCTGCTGTAATGACAGTCGCTGTATCGCTTGACGGAACTGCTAATAGCACTAACTCCGCTATCGCTACACCTGCTGCATTGCCAGTACCTGCTGATAATACAGTTGATGCTGCAGATGCACTACGCTTTATTGCAACAGTTGACACAGGAACAGCAGTTTCTGCTGTCTGCACAAACTGCACAATTGTGTCTGCACTACACACAACTGCTGCACCAGTAACATCAGCATCGGGATCTTCAAGCCTGACTATTGCAACTGGTACAGGAACAACTGCAACGTTTTATGTATATACTAAAACGACAGCAATTGGAACCGTGGTTGTTACAAACCAGGGAACTACATTAACATATTATGTACAGGGAACTGCTGGAAAGATTAATACCCTTTCTGTAAGTGCTCCTGCTACTGGCGCTGCTGGAACAAAGCAAGATGTTATCGTAACTGCAACAGATACATTTGGAAACAAGGTATCTGCAAAGTCAATTACTGCAACAGTATTTGCTGCAACCGCAGTATTAGACACAGCAACAGCAACAACTGGTTCAGCGCTATCAGATTTTGGAACAGCAACCTTTAAGGTTACTCTACCAACAACTGGAACACGCTCACTAGTAATGTTTGCTCCAACAACCGCTGGAGATGCAACAACTGCAGATGTAGTCGGATTGCCAGCACGAGCACTTGCTCCGTTTGCAGAGATTACAGTTCGTGATCTAGTATCAGAACTTGCTGCTGAAAAGGCTGCAAAGGATGCAGCGCTTGCTGCTAAGGCAGTTTCAGATGCTGCAGTTGTAAAGGCTGCTGCTGATGCAGTTGCTGCTATGGCAGTTTCAGATGCTGCTCTTGCAGCAGAGAAGACTGCTTCTGCAACTGCACTTGCTGCAGAGAAGGCTGCTTCTGCTAAGGCACTTGCTGATGCAAAGGCTGCTTCAGATGCAGTTGTACTTGCTAAGGATGCAACCATCGCTAAGTTAACAGCAGATAATGCTGATGCACTTAAGTCAATTAAGGATGCTTTCAATGCACTTGCAAAGAAGTGGAATGTAAAGAATCCAAAGGCTAAGGTTACTTTAATCAAGTAATTAGTCCAACAACTAGGGGAGCCATTAATTTGGCTCCCTTTTTTGTTATATTATTATGTCTAACTGAATAATTTGATATAATAGGCAAGAGGAGTTCTTATCACTTGAATAAACTTTTGCGTATATCTACCGTTATTTTACTTACTTTTGGATGGCTTCTAATAGCTCCTACAGAAGCTAATTCAGACGATCCACTAACGGTTGCAGCCCAACAAATTGAAGAACTTAACGATAGTGTAGATGATCTTGGATACAAGAATGAATTTTTATCCCTAATTGAAGAAGCAGAAGATAAGTATGCCCTTGCCGTATCTGCAAAAGAAACCCAGACCCAAACCTCTGCCACATACGACACATCACTTGTATTAAAAGCCACGGCAGGAGAAGAAAAAGCATCAGCCCAAACAGCCG